TGCATATAGTGAAGCTACAGATGAGGATGACTTCACAAGTCTTACAGATGCACAGATAGAGAAGTACCAGCTGATGCTTGATAAAGAAGTTAAAGACTTCCAGTGTGAATGTGAAAAGTTTGATCATGATCTCATCAATAATGCACAGATGTAGGAGGTATGCTAAATGCTTAGGAAATATCAAAATCTGAAAGGTCTTTCAATTACGAGTATATGCATGGTAGATTGCAATAAATGCGAATATAAAACTGCTCCAATGAGTAACATGCCATGTAAAATTTGCCTTGAAGGCAGACAGTTTAAAAAAGCGAAACCTGATTCTCATGTAAGTTTCAAGATATAGGAGGGTACAAGTCGATGGATAAAACAATGAATGAAAGCATCATGTACGACAAAGATGGAATGCTAGTATCAAAAGAACAGTTTAGCAGAATGTCAAATCATGAAAAGCATATCATTTTATGGAACTGGTTATCAAGAAATCCAGACGAAGACAAAGAGGCATTCTTCATGCTATATAAGCTATATTTTACGCATGAATATGAACAAGGTGATTCATTTTCATTCAAATCTTGTAGACCAGAGTGTAACTGCTATGCTTGTAAAGAGGCAATTGGCGGATGTGAAGAATGCCCAATCGCGTGGTTTCGAATTAAAAGAAAAGGTGAAAGAAACGGATGTATTAATCTCTTATCGCCATACAATAGATGGAAAGTAATAGGGCTTAGATTAAAGGATAACTGTATAATTACAGTTAGTGATCTTGTGCAAAGAAGACAGTTAGCTGAACAAATAAGGGATTTGCCTTGGACGACTTACTATTAATAAACATAGGTTTATTCAAGGGTAATATAAAGATCGTTAAGGACGTAAGTTAACGTTATTGCTAAAACGTATAGTGGTGGGAGGATATACAACATGAAGACATTTCTATTGATCATATTGAATCTATTTCTGATCTACATTACAGGTGGCATCTGGTTCGGTGTCATGATTGTATGGGGTCTGGTCAAGATGATGAGCATGAAGAGGTGATATGATGAAGATTATATGCATGGAGAAAGAGAAGGCTGCTTTTATCAAAAGCCAAATAAATGCACCTATCTGCATATTTGATCATGACAGCGTAGGGTGCCAATATTTAGATGAATAATGGATAAATCAAAATATAAAGTGCTGTACGCAATGTTGTGAAAACAATATTGAATGGGAAATCACAGATGCAGTAGAACCAGAAGCTGATGAGACGCCTGAATGCTTCGCCAAATATAACCAAAAAATTATGCGTTGTAGTTTATGTGATTATTCAGATGAATGTGCTAGAGAACGCTGGAACAAAAACCTTAAAATAGAACAGGAGTAAAGGTGATGAATAAAAGAATACGAAAAATGAAAACAGCTATGGAAGTTATGGCTTTTACTATTTGGGTTTTGCTAGCAATCATGTTTGGGCATATGGTAAAGACAGACAGAGAGTTCTTGTTTGGTTTAATGGGCACAGGAGTAGGTGCTATATTTGCTTGTGTGCTTAGTGTAATTGACAAAATTAAAGAAGAAGACGTGAATAAATAGTTTAATTTATTTCAAGATAAAGGTTTACATATGCTGTAGAAGGTATATAATAAGTACTATAATCAACCAAAAATAACTAAAGAACACAACAATAACACAAGGAGAACTAACCTCTCACTATATAGCCTACCTTGATGAAATGTTATTGATGGTTGAAAACAACTGAATAATCATAGCAGGGAGACTAACCAAACCTACTGTTTGTAATCCTGATCAACTCCCTGCTATGGTACCCAACTAGATAATAGGGGGTAAGAAGTGAAAGAAACGAATGAATATGTTGAATGCATCAAGGCACATGATGGAAGTAACTTCACAAAGGGTAAGCAATACAAAAGAAAACTACACGATGAATACTATTTTGGGGTAACTGATGATGCAGGCATAAAGCATAAGCTATATTGCATGGATGACGGAAGCGGAAAGAGTTGCATAGGGTCAGTCATCTTTATAGATGTTGATATGTTGACAATGCAGCATTAATATAAATAAATATCTCCCTTTTGGGTTAGGCAGCACAACTATGAATGGTGACATAGCTATGCTGTCTAACTTTTATTCGTATTATGGAAGGAGCTCACAATGGGCAAAAGTACACAGCGCAAGAAACAGGGTGAACGAATAGATGCCAGCAGCATTGAGGCTCAAGCAGCTAAAGTAATTGATACGAAGAACAAACTTAACCAGTATCAGAAAACCATTTCTGGCATAGTCACCCAAGATGCTTTTCAGAATGAAATGGCAAGGATCGGATTTGGTTCAAACAATATACTTGAAGGTACATCGTATCCACTCACAAGGATGTCATTCAACTTCAACCAATTCAACGCTATGTATAGAGGCAGTTGGATAGCAAGAAAGATAATTGATGTTGTACCATCTGATATGATGAAGAACTGGATCAAGGTAACGTCAGAGGTAGAACCTGACAAGATGCGAAAGTTTGACAAAACACTGAAACAGACAGCAACAAAAGATAAGTTGCTAGAAGGACTAAGGTGGGGAAGGCTTTATGGCGGTGCAGTTGGGTTGATCATCATTGATCGTGAAGAACATTTGGAAGAGCCCCTAAACTATGATGAAGTTATGCCTGATAGTTACAAAGGCTTAATGATATTTGATAGATGGAGTGGAGTATATCCCTCACCCGAGAAGATCACAGACATTGACAGCCCTGAATTTGGTATGCCTGAGTTTTACGAGGTTACTACACAAGATGCCAAGTCAATGAAAGTTCATCATTCAAGGATAGTACGATTCAATGGTAGACCTCTTCCTTATTGGGAAAAGATGGCTGAAATGCAGTGGGGAGAATCAGAACTTGAGGTTGTATTTGAGGAGCTAAAGAAGAGAGACAATACGTCTTACAATATAGCTTATCTCATATTCCTTGCAAACATTAGGGTGTTGAAGATGCAGGATCTTGGCACAGTTATGGCTAATGAGAATGAACAGGCTAAGAAAGAACTGTACAATGTTCTTGAGGCACAAAACTGGCTGATGTCAAACATGGGCATGTATGTTATGGATAAAGAAGATGATTTTAGCATGCAGTCGGCAAGCTTTGGTGGGTTGAACGACATATATGAGAGTTTCATGCTTGATGTTGCTGGTGCTTGTGAGATGCCTGTTACAAAGTTGTTTGGAAGAGCTCCTGCAGGTTTCAATTCAACTGGTGAAAGTGACTTAGTACAGTATTATGAAACAATAGAAACAAAGCAGGAAGAGTTCTTAACGCCAGTGCTTGATAAGTTGTTACCCATTATTGCTATGTCAATATGGGGAGCCATTCCTGATGACTTTGACTGGGAGTACAATCCGGTAAAGGTTGTCAACAGCAAAGACTTAGCTGATCTTGCATCAAGCTATATTGGAAACATAGTTGAAGTATTCAATGCAGGAATTGTAAGTAAGAAGACAGCATTGCTTGAACTCAAGTCACAATCAGAGATCACAGGCACTTGGACAAACATCACTGATCAAGACATTGAGGATGCCAGCGACGATGCTGGTGAAGATATGGATGCTATGCAAAATGAGATAGTATCAGGTATGGGCAAAAACAACGAAGACAAGCCAGAGCTAAATACGCCCAAAGGTAATATACCTGAAGATAATAAAGATCGTCCAGAAGTTAAGTCTCAACCTCAAGAACCAACATGGAGATCAAAGATAGCTTCAAAGTTGGGTTTATCGTAAAGGAGTACAACAATGCAAGCATATGATCCTTTGAAGAACATGATGGTAGATGTAGAAGTAAGAGTCAAAGATGCCTCTGAACAACAACAGCTTAAAGAAATTGTTTCGCAATATTGTCACGTTCCTGCAAGCCTCGTAAAGGTTGAGACCGACAATGCAAAAGAAATAATATATGTTAACATGCCAAACGAAGTCGTCGCTAAATACAATAAAAGAAGTGGTCGGCTTCTTGTTGTAAATGGCGGAAAGACAAAAGATGCAGACATCAAGCAATTCATAGTAAAGCCAGGGCCCAAACAAGGAATACCGCTAAAGATGACACCCTTTAAAGACACAACAGTTGAAGCTAGTACAAAGGCTGAAGCTAAAGAGAAATGGGAAAAGCAGAACAATGAAGCAGGCCGGATTGTTAAGCTAATTACAGAGAAGAAATAAAGAACAGGATTGAGGTGATGATATGAAAACATTAGGTAGCTTTAAAAGAGGTGATACATTTGCTTTCTATGCTGACCTAAAAGACAAAAGCACCGGTGATATAATTGACATTGATGCAAGCTTAGTTGCTTCACAGGTTAGGAATGCAAACGGTAAGCTGTTTGCTGAATTATCTGTTACAAAGCATGCAACAATTCCGGGAAGGTATTTGTTTCAAACGACTGCTGCTGTAACGTCTTTGTGGCCGGCATCAATGGATGGCGTATTACTATACATTGATATAGCTTTCATCGTTGACAGCGTAACAAGCTCCACTGAGACGTTTAGCGTGAATGTACTTACTGACATCACATATGAGGAAGTGACTTAATATGGCTGATATTACAATTCCAGTAATTGAAGTTGATGTACTCACGTTTTTAGGTACGCCAATTGAAGTAGAGGCACTGACGTTCATTGGAAACCCAATTGAAGTTGATGTATTGTATGTAATGCCCAACCCAATTGAAGTCATGCTATGTGTTCCGGGACCACCTGCTGAAGTCTACTTTGGTTACACAGATCCAGATCCATCACTAGGCAGTGAAGGAGCAATATACGCTAAAATATTAAATTAGAAAGAGGTAGAAAAATGAATGGTGACGTAAAGAGTAATATGGGTGATTTTGAGATATCAGCAATCGTAACAAAAGCTGATGGGACAGTTATTGACTTAGGCGTTATAGCAAAGACAAAAGAAAATATCTTTGCAAAACTTATAAGGAGGTTTAAAACATGGCTGATGTAATGCTGGTCACAAATGTAGGACTCGGAATAGTAAATAACAGAATGAAAGCAGAAGGTACTGAACCTAATTATATTGCATGGGGAATTGGAACTACTGCTCCTGCAGCTGCAGATACTGCATTAGCTAGTGCTTCTGCAGAAGCTAGAACTGCAGGAACTAGCTCATTAGTAACTACTTCAACAACTAATGATACTTATCAAGTTGTAGGATCAATTACTTGTACAGCAGCAGCTAAAGCTATTACAGAAGTAGGTTTATTTGACGCCGCAACTGTAGGTAATCTTTTTGTACGGGGTACATTTTCGGCAATCAATGTAAGTATTGGGGACAGCGTACAATTCACGATCAAGAATGTTTTATCGAGAGGATAAAAAATGGTAACAGATTAAATGAAAGCGAGGTTGGTTAAATGGCATATTCAAAACAAATCGTAATTTCACATAATAATGTAAGTGCTGATTTAACTAATTTCCCTTGTACGGTTTATTTGAATGATAGTAATTTTGACTTTACAAAATGTGCAACAAGTGGAGATGATATTAGGTTCACTGACGGTAGTAACGCTTTAAAACATGAATGTAAACAATTTACTCCTGCATGTTCAAGAATTAATACAACAACAGTTACTGGAACTGACTATATTTTTTATCAGAAACTTTCTTTGATAACTGTGGCAAATACGACAGTACTAGAAGCGGGAATTAAGATTGAAACAAGTGGTACACTAGGTTGTCAGTGGTTATGTGTTGCTAATGGAACAAAACAAGGCATAATATTAATTGGAGATGGGTTTGTAACATTCAATTTTAACTTATCTCCAAAAACTATATACACAAATACAAGCGATAAAATTCATATCTATAAGATAAAATTCAATGGAACAACTAGCCTTGATTATTATATAGATGGAATTTTGATATATTCATACACGTATGCGAATTTATATGCAGATACAAATAATCGCATCTTCTTTGGTGATGGTCAAGGAAGCGCTAATTATGGTGGTTCTGCATTATATACATATGTTACTTACTGCCTTGATTATGTGAATAATCCTGGAGCTGTAGTTACACTAAATTGTGCAACAACGTTACCGACTAATGCGGGATGGACTGCAGTAATAAGCCAAGGTACAATAGCTTTAATTACAAATATTGCAGTTTATAATGTATTGTTACTATCAGTGTCTTCAACTATAGATACTATTTTTTATGTTAAATGCGGTGACTCTGTAGAGATATATAATAAGTCTATAGAAGCATGGCAAGACCAAACAAGAAAGAGGTTAACATATAATGGCAATGTATGTTTAATTCCGCCTCAAACTAAATTTGGCAATGGTGCATATGTTTCAAATAATACTCAATCGCTGACAATTGCAAGTACAGATTTTGTTGTAGGAAGTGCTGATTTTACAATAGATTGTTGGGCAGCTACTACATTATCTACACCTTATGGCGTTATTTTTGGCAAAGCCGCAGGGACTGGGGGAGGTCAGTGGAGTTATTATATGTGCATTAATTCAAATGGTTCTATTAGTGCCTATGTTGAATCTTCAATGACAGACTATAGTGCAAATTCAGCAGCAGGACTTGTGTTAAAAAACACTTTAAATCATTATGCGATGGTTAGAAGTGGAACGATGCTTTATGGATACCTGAATGGTGTAATGGTTTGTTCTACTTCTTTAGGCACGCTTACAGTTAATAATCAAGGTACTTTTACAATAGGAAATTTATTAGCGGGTAATACAACATATAATTTCATTGGATATATAGATGAATTAAGATTTTCTAATATAGCAAGATGGACTTCTAATTTCACGCCACCTACATCAGAATATGTGGTAGATACAAATACTAAGCTGTTAATGCATATGAATGTTTTGCCATTTGTAGATGAGTGTGGAAAAACAGTTACAAATAATGCGGCGATTACATCAACATCTACTACAACAGGAAGATGTGCATATTTTGATGGTACAGGTGATTATTTTAACCTTGGCGGTCAATCTGATTTAGCATTTGATACTGGTGATTTTTGTATAGAGATGAATGTAAAATTGCTATCAAATGTATCATGTAATTTATATGATGCAAGACCATCAGGGTCGAACGGCGTATATATGTTTTTTGGTGTTCAAACTAGAAGTAGTGTGCAAAAATTTTCTGTTTATGTTAATAGCACATATGTAATTGATAGTACAACTATAGCAATAGCAGGAAATACCTACAATATTTGTGTGGCAAGAAGTTCAGGTATAACTAAATTATTTATTAATGGAATCCAAGAGGGTTCGTCTTATGCTGATTCTAACGCTTATTTAAATGGAGCAAACGCACCATTTATTGGGTCTAGTTTAAATGGGTATTTTTATGGCATGCGTGTAACTAAAGGAAGGGCAAGATATACCACAACATTTACTCCACCAACTTCGTTTTCTATTGATGGTTCTGATGTAGCATTTTGTTCTAATTTTGACTCTATATATGACCAAAATTATGTTATGGTTCAGCACATGACAGATAATTTGACAGATGCTACAGGGAATAATAATAGTGGTACAGCTACAGGAATTACAGTAATAGATGATAGTTTATATGGAAAGGTAAGTAATTTTATTTCAACAACTAAAATAACTATTCCTGATAGCAATTCTCTTGATTTAACGTCAAACATAACATTAACGGCTTTTACTGAATATACAAATTCTGTAAATTCTACATTTATGGAAAAAAGTTCAGATAATACAAATTATCAATTTCAAACAGGAATTGGTGGTACTGGAAAGTTTGAGTTTAGACCAAGTTATGTAGCATCTCCGACTGTTTTAAGCACTATAACTTGTTCAGATGGAGTATATAGAGTTTTTCATGGCGTACAAAATGGAACTTCTACAAAATTATACAGAGATGGAACTTTAGATGCATCAGGAACTTATAGCCCACCAGTAGCTAACACATCTCCGCTGACGATAGGAGATAGAACAGGTGGAATTGGAATAACTGGTAGAATATCTGAAATGAGAATCTCTAATAATGCAAGGACTGATAGTTGGATAAAAGCAGAATCATTAGCATTAAAGGGTAGCTTACTTACTTTTTTAAGTGCTAACGTAAAAGTTTTTACAAATAACATGCTAAGCACAGCTAAATCAAGCAAGGCGACTGTAAAAGTTTTTAACTTAATGCTAGACGTCGCAACAAAATTCAGCTATTATATCCAAACGCTAATTACAACCTGGTTTGGATATGATGATGTAGTGTATGACAGCAATCTTGTTAAAGGATATGATACTAATTTTAGCCAGTGGAGGCTAGATAATGCACCATTGCTTAAGAAGCTTACAACAGCAATAAAGCTTACAATGCAAGAATCAAGAATAATATTAAGCTGCAAAGTAGCGCTAACTAAAGTGATGCCCATAAATACAAGAACAATTGCTATTGTGAAAAGTATTGTGGCGCTAACAAAACAAACTGTAACAAATGTAAAAAAGGCAGTAAACAAAAATACGACGAAGGCAAGTATGCTTAATGTATCATCATTTGCAAAAATTTCACGCTTTTTTAAGCAAGTAATGTCACAAAGCAAATACATCGCATCAAATACTAGAGCAATATTCCGCACATACTTTGAAGAACTAGTATCTAGTATAAAATATAAAACAAAGCAAGTACAGTTTACAAAAAAGAGTAATGTGCAAATATATAAAGCTACATCAAGTCAGAAGAAATCAGTGATGCTTATAAAACTAGCAAGTATGCAAAATAACACGTTGGGCAACAAGAAAACGTTAAAAGTAATGCTACTTGTTGTAAGACATATGCCTATTTTTGCTAAATCGCTCATTATCGAGATGATTGTAGGCATTAAGTTTAGCGCAACAGCAGTAAAGAAAACATCAAAAGAATCAGTGCTCAACATCAAGTTAGTGAATGTGACTGTTAAGGATGTAGTAAAAAGTTTCATTTTAAGCATACGTGAGGCTATAACTACAAATAAGCAGGTCAAAAAGTTAAAACTATTTGATAGCATTGATATTTCAAGTAATACCGTTAAGCAAATAAACAAATCTAAGGTATCGACAGTAAAATCAACGATGGATTATACAAAAGATATTAAAAAATCGTTGCATACGTATGAAAACGCCATCGCTGAAACGTCAAAAGCAACAACTCTTGATAGGCTGATAAGAACACACGCATTTGTAAGCTTTTCAAAGCAAGCAAACAAGATTGTGGCACAAGTTACAGTTATTGAAGTAAAGATCAATAGATTCATGAAAAAGCAAAACGTAATTGCTACAAAAGTAAATAGCAATGCAACAAAATTGATACAGAAATCATTCTCAATGGTGCTAGAATATACATCGCTTGCTACATCAAGAATATTCCATCAAGTACAAGAGTTTTGGGTAAAAGCAAATGGATTGTGGCATAAACTTGAATCATTGATGATCAAAGACAGTAAAGGTGACTACCAGCACATATATGAATTAAAGCAGAAAGAAAAAAATCAATGGAAACATTAAGAAAACGATGTACATCTCACAGCAAAGGTATAGAATGCATATATAAGGTTAGCAAAGGAGATAAGCATGATCAGCGATAAAGAAAAACTACAACAGATAGCAGACGCATTGTACAAAATCAGATCAATGCTATCATCTAAAGCTAATGTAACAGAGGATGCAACGTTTAGTTTTGACAATGCAGAAATACATTACAAGAAGCATATGGCGCTAGGCGAGCTACCAAAAAGTATGACAGTAAGAGAATATATGAATAAAGCAAGGGACGTAAGCTTAAAGAATATTGATGGCAACAATGTTAGGGCTTATAAAGCTGATGGCAGGATAAAGAAGTTTGATGGTAGTTGGTTTGTTGTCTATAATGGAAATGCAATAGCAACAGCTTATCCGCTAAGAGGTGGAACAAGGCGTTTTGAGGAACTAATGAGAAAAGAGTCAGGAAAAGAAATATAGGAAAGAGGAAAATAAAATGATAAAAACTAAAAAAATGATTGCAAATTACAAGCTATATCGCCATTATCGTAAAGAAGGGTTAGTTTCAAGTATTTTTAGTCTCAGTCAGCTTAGGTATCGCCTGTTTACTTCAAAAAAACAGAAGATGTACGATATGGAAGCATGTCCTGTATTCAGCGGATATGAGGAAGACGATGAATGGTGCAATGATTGTGCAGTATATAGTACTGATAGATTTACACGATGCAAAGAAGAGTTTTATAAAAACAACAGAAAATAGGAGGCATAAGCATGATTAAGATTGATCCAGTAGGTATGTTTGTCTATAAGATGAACGCAGACCAAGGAATAAACAGAAAGTACTTGTTTGGCAGACGAGGTGATGGTAAAGGTTGGTGTTGCCCTGGTGGCAAAACAGATCCTGGTGAGTCAGCCCTTGAAGCTGTCTATAGAGAAATGATTGAAGAAACAAATGTTGAAATACCCATGCAGTTTATAAAGTATATTGGATCTGTTCAGACATTTGACAATTTCGAAGGTGTTAATACTCATATGATTAGCAGGATATATAAAGCTAACTTTGCAGAGGCATCAAATGGTCAGCATTTGCATACAACAGAGGAACTTGTTGAGCTTAAATGGTTGACAATTGATGAAGCAATGAAAGAAAGATTGTTTATGCCTACAAAGCAAGCAATACTCAAATTCAGATATATGTTATAGCTTTTATTGTGATCAAGGAGGTATGCAGTCATGAAAACCAGAGATAAGGCGTATGAAATCTATGCTACAAAAGAAAGTGGAAATAAACGGTCTTCAAAAACATTATTCGTTCCTGAGCAGAAGATCGATGAAGCTTTGTCAGGTCTTAGAGATCAAGGTTTCGACATCAAGACAAAGAAAACAATTGACAGAGCAATATATGACAAAAAGGTGAGAGATGCTAAGGCAGCAAAAAATGTTAAGGCAAAAGATAGGGACGTTAGAAGTGGTGAAGTAGCTTACAAATACAAAGATAAGTTTTATGTAGCAAAGCAAGGCACTTCACCGTTGAATGCTGATAATGGCACTGAAATCACAGAAAGAGAATACAACGACTACAAGAATGCAGTAAAGGGTGGGCAAAGAGCAAAAGATGCAAAAAAGTATTACGATCCAGAATATGATCGTGAAGTAAGTGAGGATGTTATAAAGAAGCAATATGAGGTGCTTAAAAAATATAACCCATCGATGCCTTATGAGCAATTTAGACGAGACAACTTTACAGAAATAAAGAAAGTCAAAGATGCAGCAGTAAGGGTTGGTCTTGGGAATAGATGTTTTCTTACAGGTGATACTGGTCATTTTCAGGTAGCTCAAATGCATCCTTATTCAGAGGCAGAATACAATTACGCACAGTCTTCTAATAAAAAGAATTGGACTGTCTACAATGCAGGTAAAGCAATTACAAAGCTGATTGGTTATACACCTGAAAAAGTAGCTAAAGAGATAGCAAAGCTTGATGATAAGGTTCGTCAAAATATTATGCATGATGCATATGCGCCAATCAAGGGCGGTGGCAAACTTGTTATTCCTGAAAGACCAAAAGCAAATGCATTCAAGGGCAGCTACAATAAAGTAGAGCTTGAGGCGCTTAAAGACTACTACGAAAAGCATGGTAAATCAAAAGCAAAAACATTTGAACAATTCATGCAGCAAATAGAAGCAAAAGGCGACGTCAATAGAATACTTGATCTTATGCTTTAAAGAAAGAGGGGTTAGCAATGAACTCAGATCATGACAAATATGAAAAGCATGTTGAAGAGCTTGCAAAAGGACTCTTTAAAAACAACAGGCATAAATCAAAAGTAATGGGCTACAATATCAAGAAGTTGACTGAAATAATCAAAAAAGAGATAACATACAGTGACTTTGTACTAGGGAGGAGAGTGAAGAAGATCAATGTGAATGGGATGGAGTTCAATCGCAAGACAAGCTTTGCGAGCCCGATGAACTTTCAAGATCCATTAGAGATCAAAACTCTTCACTAAGCTACAATGAAGCAACAAAAATGGAAGAAGCCAAACAGAATTGAGGTTGAATATGAAGGTCAGATCAAAAAGTTATTTAAGCCACTATTTGACCTCGCAAAAACATTCAAGAGTCATGATGATATAGTTAAGGCGTTAAACAGCATGATGCAAAGTCCTACGTTCAAAAGAAAAGCTGATGAGATAGCTAAAACTATGGCTACGATGGTTTACAAAGATGGGGCTAAAGACTGGAGAGATGCAGCAAGGAAGTCATCAAAATCAAAATTGATTTATGAAGAGGTTAAAAAAGAAATGCAAGGCCCGATAAAGCAAACTCTTCAAGATTTGATTGACAGGAATGCTATGATAATCAGGACGCTACCTCAAGACATCTCACAAAAAGTAGTTGAGCATATACAAAGTAAGTCAACTCAAGGCATGAGGCCAGAAGATATAGCAAAACAGATCAAGAAGTTCTTTCCTCAAACTACAAGGGCAAATGCAAAGTTGATTGCAAGGACAGAGACAAGCAAAGCAAGCACAGCCCTGACACAAGCAAGGTCTGAGAATATAGGTATTCACTGGTATGTCTGGATGACATCAAAAGATTCAAGGGTAAGAAATGCACATGCTCATATGAATGATGTCATTTGTAATTATCAAGATCCACCGCAACCAGAAGTACTTGATAACCTACCAAGTGAAGGAGCTTACAACGCTGGTGAGATTTACAACTGTAGATGCTACGCAGCTCCATTAGTTGACATTGATGATGTCAAGTGGCCTCATAAAGTGCATCATGCAGGAAAAATACAATCGATGACTGAAAGCCAATTTAGAAAAATAGCAGGTTGAGAAGGAGAACAAAATGGGAAAGCGAATAAGGATGTCAGACAGTAAAAGAAAAGCTTTGATAGCTATTGCTGATGAGCTCAAGAAAACAAGAGATTCACTTGGCAAAGCAAAAGATGAGCTGCCAAAAGGGCCGGATACAGGTGGGCTACCAAGTGAAGTAAAAGGCTATGAGGGGCTTACATACAGGCAAGTCATCGAGAAAGCTTTAGCTGGTGAGAAAGAGGCAATCTTCTTAGGTTTGTATGCTATTGAGTTAGCAACAAGCAAAGCTGATATAAAGAATCTCATTGACATAACGAATGACGAGAATGACCACTCAGTAAAGTACCAAGCTATGCTTGATGGGTTAGACGCACAAAAGTAAACGACCAAACATGACATCTGGACGATGTAATTAAAGCCTTAATATTTATATACGTGGAGGAAAAGTATATGCATGCATACGACGGATGTAAGAATGCAGTCAAGGGTAGCTTCAAACCAGAAGAGATCAAATTCACTTACTATGATCAAAAGCATAAGTCTGGGATCACAGTGAATGACAATGAACACCTCGATATAGTAATGAGTCTCAACTTTGACTATGACCCAGCAACCGAAGAAGAGTTCAAAAACTTTATTAAAAAAATATAATAAATATTCAAATAAAGGTGTACAAACCTTTCTCAAAGTTATATAATAAACTAATAGATCAAATTATGAAATCAATCAAATCAAAGTAATGCATTTTCTTTGTGTCGCTTTGATTTTTTGTTTGCTACACTAAACTGAAGTGAAAGGATAATGATATGGACACAAGGGAGCTTAACAAGCAGAGAGTAGATGCACAGAACAAAGCATACAACCCAACTTTTGCTAAGGATAGCAAGGCAAAAGATTCTGATTCTGATGCATACACAGTTACAAAAAATGGAAAGTTGATCTTAGGAATTGGTAGGCCCTATACACCTGAAGAAAAGAAAGCAATTCTTAAGTTTGCAAAAGAGAATGGCTACACAATTCCTGCTAACTTCAAGGCAGGCATTTACTCAAAAGACAGCAAGGCTAAAGATGCTATGCATCCTATTGATGCTGTAAAGCAGTTAAGTAGCAACAAGTATGCAAACATTGATGAGCTTTATGAAGCTGTAAAGAAGATTTATCCTCAAGCAATGAAGAAAGCTAATGGAGAGATCACAGTATATGGCGGCGTAAATAGTTCACAAGGCGACATCTTCCTTGATGCCAGTGGCAAGCCCAAAGTCTACATGATGGATGGCAAGGCAAAAGATAAGGGTAAGACGTATAACGTGACAGTTGATGGTGAAAAGTATGAAGCTATTTTTTCAAAAGGTATCAAAAAGGAAGATGACACGATGTATGGCGTACGCATCGCAGGCAATAAAGTAAAAGTAATTGCGAACAAAGAGCTTAAAGATATACCCACAATTGAGAAAGCAATCAGAAAAGCATTCTCACATGGAGGGTATGATAGCAAGCCAAAAGCAATCACTGCTGATGCTTTAATCAAAGCAATGAAGGCTTATACCAAAAATTAATTAACATCGTCCAGAGATCATTCTACAATCTCTGACGATATACTACAAAACTATAAAGGAGGTGGTTAGGCGTGGCAAAGGCATATTACGGTAGTCGGATAAGTAAGAACATGACACTCACACCCGAAGGCTTTCTTATTTGCCACAATGTACCGATTGCAAGGACAGGCACTCAACAGTATCTAGCAAGAGAGTTAGGCTTAGATAACAAATCAGATGGCTTAGTTACAGTATATCGTGATGAAGCAGATGTTTTTGATAAAAAGACTTTAGCAAGTTTTGAAGGTAAGATTTTTACTGATGAGCATCCCTCTGGATGGGTTACACCTGAAAATGCAAATGTGTATATAAAGGGTGTAATAGCAAACGTTAGAAGAGGCGAAGGCGGTGAAAGTGACCTATTGCTTGCTGATATAATTGTCCATAGTCGTGACACGATTGATGAAATACAAGGCAATACAACCAAGCAGAAAAGGGAAGTATCATGCGGGTATGAATGCAATTATGTACCGTTTAGGGAGGGTTATAAACAAAAGGATATTGTTGGAAATCATGTGTCTTTAGTTGATGCTGGAAGGGCCGGCGAAAGAGTTGCGATTAAGGACTCTGACAAACTATTAATTGAAAGGAGTAACACAAAAATGAGCGGACAGTATAAAATTCCTACAAAGAACAAGTCTTCAGTCAAAGACTTCTTGGTAGCAGTAGGCCTCAAGCATGTTGTGACTGATGCCGAACCGGAAGACATCCTCAACATGGTTGATGAGATGACCGAAGAGAAAATGGCTGAAAAAGCAAAAGAACAGGATGCAGATCCTATCGTCACTGAGACGGAATATGAGGATGAACCCACAACTGACGAAGGCGATGATCGCTACAATGAGTTAGCTGAAAAGGTTGATCATGCTCTTGATTTGATCAAGTCATTGATTGATGGCAGTGGTGAAGAAACAGAAGACGATGAGGAAGTTGATCCTGACATGCAGGCGCTTGATGATCTTGAAGAAGAGATTGCTGAAGGCGAAGGCGACCCCGCTGGCGACCAGATGGAAGAGGAAGAATCGGTAACGGTTGATCCTGAAG